CTGACTTTAGAAGTTCGCAACGAAGCTGCACACGGTGGTATTTTCGATCTGTCTTGATAGATCGGTAATTTGTAAGTAGAATGGGGGGTGGGTAACTGCCCCTCATTTTATGATTACATACATTCAAGGCGGCCTTGGCAATCAGATGTTCCAGTATGCTGCTGGGCTGGCTGTATCCAAACGACTACAAGAGCCGTTGTTTCTAAACAACAGCTTCTACGAAGTAAACAAGAATAGGCAATACGAACTAGGGGTTTTCCCTATATCTGCTACTGTTTCAAACGAACAGGGAAAGCTGATAGAGGAAAAAGGCTTTAGATACCAAGACATTACCGAATCAGGAATGATGGTAGGTTATTGGCAGTCAGAGAAGTATTTTTCTGATATTGCCGACCAAGTAAGAAAAGAGTTTTACCTGCCAAAATCGTCTTTTGACGATGACATGGTAGCGGTAACAGTAAGGCGTGGCGATTACCTGCTATTGCCGGAAGTGTTCCACAATCTAGGCAACGAGTATTACCTAGAGGCTTTAGAGGTATTCCCTGACCATACGGTAGTCGTATTCTCGGATGACCCAGCCTGGTGTATAGATAACCTAGAGTGGGCCGATTATGTAATGCCATGCAATACAGCAGTAACGGATTTATCTCTACTTTCTTCCTTCAAAAACCATATAATAGCTAATAGCTCTTTTGGTTGGTGGGGAGCTTGGCTTGCCAATGGTAATACTGTAGTTAGTCCTAGAAATTGGTTTACCAATGGTTTAGATACTACCGACCTAATACCTGATAGGTGGATTAGGATTTGAAAAAGATAATTGATGTTCAGAATGGAGTTACTCGCATAGCGCACGATGACGGTGAAGGCGGTTTAATTATTCAGTCCGTAACCGATATGAGCGACTTTGTAGAATATACAAAGACTAAATATGCAGAGAACAGTACCGGCAAGGGCTGGGGCGATAACCCCATAGATGCTAAAAACCATATTGCTACATTGCCTACCGAGATCATTAACGATCTGAACACAAAAGGCTTGATGCGTGGCTATTACATCATTGACCCTAAAGGCTTAAAGAAGTGGCTAAACGACCCAGAGAACAGAGTGTTCCGTACTCGTGGGGGGATTGTATGAGAATAGCCGTATGTATTCCTGCTCGTGGGCAGATGGAAGTTGCAACAGCGTTTGACCTAGCCGCAATGATTGGCTACATGGTTAAAACAACTAAGCACGACATAGACATTTATACGGCTGCTGGCACATTGATATTTGACCAGCGCAATCAGTTGGTTAGGACATCATTGGCAGCTAAGTGCGATTACATTGTGTTTATAGATGCAGATATGCGTTTTCCAAAAGACACGATTATGCACTTACTAAAGCATAATAAAGAGATTATTGGAGTAAATGCTACGACTCGTACAGAGCCAGTAATGCCTACAGCTAAGAATTTGACGATAAACGAAGATGGCAGTTGCACCTGGCTACCGATCTACAGTAACAAGTTAAGCGGCATAAGCAAAGCAGATGGTATAGGCTGCGGTGTAATGATGATTAAAGCAAGCGTATTTAAAAAATTAGAAGAACCTTACTTTTACTTTGAGCAGTTGCCAAACAATAAACTGTTAGGCGAGGACATATACTTCTGTATAAAAGCAAAAGACGCAGGGATTGATACTTGGGTAGACCATGATTTATCTATGGGGATAAAGCACATAGGTCAATATAGTTATAGCTGGGAAAACATAGAGAAAACATAATGGGTTATACAAACTACACAGATTTGCAGGCTTCTGTTGCTGGTTATCTAGGCCGTAGCGACTTGTCGGCACAGATTCCTGACTTCATTCGCTTTGCAGAGATTCGCCTGGCAAGAGAGTTGCGTACTCGTTTAATGCTCAAGTCGGCCACAGCGCCAACAGTAGCGGCAGATGCACGAGTAGCTTTACCTACCGACTTCTTAGAGATTCGTGACTTATTCGTGCAGGGAAACCCTCGGATGCCAGTAACCTATCTGTCACCTAGCGCCTTCACAAGAGATGCTAGGGCAGATGAGTCTGGCTTGCCTGTGTTTTATACCGTACTTGCCTCAGAGTTTCAGTTTGCGCCACAGCCTGACACAGTATATACATTAGAGATTTTGTACTATGCAAAGCCTACGGTATTGTCTAGCGCAAACCCATCTAATGTATTTTTGGCTAACTATCCTGATGCCCTGCTGTATGGCGCATTGCTTGAAGCAGAGCCTTACTTAATTAACGATGCTAGATCGCAAACATGGGCAACCCTGTACGACAGAGCAGTTAAGAACATTTCCGATGCAGACCAAGGTGGCGAGTATTCGGGCATTCCCTTACAAATGAAACTTACCTCACGATAGGACTATCATGGCTGAAATCTCAAACTACCTTGAAAATGCGCTGATTAACGCTACTTTAAGAAACACATCGTACACATCGCCTGCGGCAGTTTATATCAGCTTACATACTGCTGATCCTACTGATGCTGGATCAGGCACAGAAGTTAGTGGTGGCTCGTATATTCGCCAGTCAGCTACTTTTGGCGCACCTAGCAACGGTGTATCAACAACGACTGCTGATGTTACTTTCCCACAAGCCACAGGCAACTGGGGAACGATTGGCTGGATCGGTATTTGGGATGCACAGACAACTGGCAACCTTTTGTACCATACCGCCTTGGATGCGTCTAAAGCAATTGATACAGGCGATATTTTCAAGATTGCATCAGGCAGCCTGACCGTCACTTTGGCGTAATGAGCAATGCCAGCCGATTATTGTGGCCCGTTCACAATAGATGATATTGATCTCTTTGGAACGCTGGAGCAGATAAATGTTAGCTTTGATGACCCAATTTGGAACTCAGCAGATACCTGTATCCGTTACGCTGATGGCGCTGTTGCTGGAACTGGTAATGTAAACGCTAACGCTTTTGCAATACGAAACGCAGAAGGCGCAATAACCGGAACAGGTACAGTAGTTGCAGATAGCATTAGGACTCGGACAAGCTCTGGCGCAATAAACGGAGCAGCAACAGTAGTGGCTGATGGTTTTGCTATTCGCAATGCTGAAGGCAGCATTACAGGTAGCGCTACAGTAGCGGCTAATGGTACAAGAGTACGAGTAGGAACAGGGTTAATTACAGGCTTTGGTACAGTAAATGCTAATGGCTTTGCTATACGAGGTGGAGTTGCAAGCGTAACAGGCTCGGCAGAAGTAACGGCAGCTTGTCAGCGCATAAGACTGTTTGAAGGCGCTATAACAGGCACAGGAACGGTTGTTGCAGATGCGATAAGGCTACGCCTTGGCTCAGGTCAAATAAACGGCACAGCAACGGTTACAGCCCTTGGTGGGGTGCAATATAGCGGAGAAGCTAGTGTAAACGGTATAGCTACAGTAAATGCTAATGCGATTGCGGTATTTTCTGCGATTGGCTCTGTAAACGGTAACGCTACAGTAGTTTGCTTAGGTCGAATACTTGGCGATGAGTGGGCAGACGAAACAGCAGGAACGGAAAGCTGGACACCAGAAACACCATCTACAGATACATGGGTAGATGCTAGTGCCGAATCAACAAGCTGGAATGATGTACCTGCAAATAATCCAAGCTGGACAGATAAATCTATTGGGAATCAGACATGGCAATAAGTAGAGTTACTTTTGGGGAATGGACTCCAGACCAGCCAGGATTAACAAACGGCTTGCAACGAGCAGACAATGTATTTGCTAAGGCCGTAGGCTATGGATCTATTAACGCAGCAGAGGATTATTCTGCGGCTGCATCAGAAAACCTAAACAATGTCGTGGCTGCTAGAACTACTGCTACAGGCGTTACGGTAGTATTTGCTGGCGGTGCAACAAAGCTATTTAAGTTAGATACCAGCGATCTGTCTTTGGACAATGTTTCTAAGGCATCTCGCAGCATTACAACGGTAGCTAGAACAACCAATGTGGTAACAATCACTACATCTGCTGCTCATGGCTATTCTGTGGGCGATAGTGTTACGGTAGCGGCTATTATAAACACAGATATAAACGGCACATTTACTATATCAGCCGTACCAACAACTACAACTTTTACCTATACAGACACAGGCACAGACATTGTAAGTGGCGCAGATACCGGCACAGTTACATTTCAATATGTAACGCCATCTAACCAGCGCTGGAGATTTACTCAGTTTGGCAATGTGTTGATTGCAGCAAACGGTGGCAATCGCTTGCAGGGATACAATGTTAATAGTTCTACAAACTTTAGCGACTTAGCGGTAGATGCTCCACAATCCCGATATGTAACGGTAGTGCGTGATTTTGTGGTTTCCGGCTATGTAAACGATGCCACAATAAGACCAAATCGAGTGCAATGGTCTGCTTTGGGCGATGAGTCCAGTTGGACTAATTCTGCTACGACACAGGCTGATTTCCAAGATATTCCTGATGGTGGCGCAATAGTTGGCTTAACTGGCGGTGAGTTTGGCCTAGTATTTATGGATCGCTCTATCCATCGTATGTCGTATGTTGGCAGTCCTTTGGTATTCCAGTTTGATAATATCAGCCGTAATCAAGGCTGTTATGAAGCTAATTCAATCATTCAGTATGGCGGAACATCGTTCTTCCTATCGGATAACGGATTCTACGCTTGTGACGGACAACAAATTATTCCTATCGGAAACGAGAAAGTTAATCGTTTCTTCTTTGATAATGTAGACGAAGGCTTATTGTCGTTAATGTCTGCTGCTGTAGATCCAGCTAGAAAGCTCGTTATATGGGCTTATGCCTCTTTATCTTCTGCAACTGTAGATAAATTATTGATTTATAACTACGAAATTGGCAAGTGGACTAGCGGAACAACTACAGCAAGCCGCATAGCTACATCGTCTACGCCATCGTTTACATTAGAAGGATTGGATGTATTTGGTAATTTAGAGACTATTGAGAGCAGCTTTGATAGTCGTGTTTGGCTTGGCGGTAAGATGCAGTTTGCTGGAGTTAAGGATACTAAAATCGTTACATTCTCAGGCGCAAACAATACAGCCTACATTGAAACAGGTGATATTGAAGTGCCAGGCGCAACATCAGCAATTACGATGGCTAAACCAATTGTAGATAATGGCTCTGGTAATGTGGCTTTGGTATCTCGCAGGCTGTTAAATGAGCAAGTCGTATTCGGTACACAGACTGCCGCAGACTCAGAAAACCGTGTAAGTATTCGTGGCGTAGGTCGCTACCATCGTCTACAATTAACACCTACAGGATTGTGGAAAACCACAGTCGGAATGGACATTGATTTAAATGGTTTAGGGACTAGATAATGTTTAGACGATTACCTCCGTTTGGTGGAGATCAGCGAGCAGTCGCTGAAATCGTCAATGGCATTATGGATGGTAAAACCAACAATACCGGCTCTGTAACATTAGCAACTGGAAACGCAACAACTACTACGATTACAGATGCTCGTATTGGCGTAGATTCAATTATATTGTTAGCACCAAATTCTGCTGCTGCTTTTGCTGATACTGCTCCTTATGGAGCGTTTCAAGACTCTACAGACCAAACAGCAGCAAGCACGACAGTTGCATACCCAATGACATTTGACACCACAGACTTTTCTAATGGTGTTTATTTATCTAATAGTAGTCGCATGAATGTTAGAAACGCAGGCATTTATAATGTGCAATTTAGCGTACAACTAGAAAATCAAGATAGCGCACAACACGATGTAGATATTTGGTTTAGAAAAAATGGTACTAATATCACAGCATCAAATAGTAAATTTACTGTACCAGCAAGAAAAAGCGCAAGTATTTTTGGTCATGTTATTGGGGCAATAAATTACTTTGTAGAACTGGCAGGAAACGATTATATTGAAATTGTATGGCGAACAGAAAGTACAGATGTTTCATTAGAACAAACGCCTGCTGAAAGTAGTCCTACAAGACCAGCAACACCATCAGTTATAGCAACTGTGCAATATGTAGCCCCTAATGCAATGGATAATGTATATATTAGCTCTCAGACCAATGGAAGTGCAGTAATTACTCATTTTGCCAATAGTACGGCAAGCAAAACTTATAAATATGTAATAGTAGGATAAAGGAAATAATATGGCCGTTCAATCAACCACACAAACCTCAAGCATTGACCCAGCATTACTGCCATACCTTACACAAGGTTTGGAAAGGGCGCAGAGTCTATTCCTAACAGGACAACAGCCTGAGTTTTTCCCTGGGCAAACCTATGTAAGCCCATCTGCTGCTACTACTGAGTCTATCGCACAGCAAGAAGCCATTGCTCGTCAGCAAAGCCCTGTACTACAACAAGCGCAGCAGGCATTCCAAAGCTCATTAGGCGGCATTGGTCAAACTGCTGCTGGCGGCTTTTTGAACGCCAACCCATTCCAAGCGCAGATGATCCAAGCGGCAACACGCCCACTAGAGCAACAGTTTAGCCAAGCAGTATTGCCAGGCATCTCTAGTCTTTATTCCAAATCAGGTCGTTTAGGCTCTGGTGCAATGGAACGGGCTTTAGGTACTGCTACTGAAGGCTATGGTCGTGCATTAGGCGATATTACTGCCAACATTGCAGGCACACAGTATCAGCAAGAGCGTGGACTCATGCAACAAGCACAACTAGGTCAAGCTGCATTGGCACAAGCAGCGCCAAGCATTTATGGTCAGCAATTCCTGCCTTCTCAAGCATTGAGCCAAGTTGGCGCACAGCAAGAGGCTATCGCAGGATTGCCTTTACAAGAGCAGATGGCTCGATTCCAGTTTGGTCAGCAATTGCCATACCAACAGTTACAAGGTTATTTGTCATCGGTTTATGGCTCGCCTATGGGTAGCTACGGTACACAGACTACTCAGCAGCCCTTGTATCAAAATAGAACTACAGGCGCATTAAGCGGCGCATTGGCTGGCGGGTTAGGTGGTTATGCTTTAGGCCAAGCCTTCCCATCAATCGGTGGCGCACTAGGGTCAAGTTATGCAGCTCCTTTAATTGGCGCTGTTGGCGGTGGTTTATTAGGCGGCTTTCTTTGATAGTTGAAGAACTATCCCTTAGCCGTTTAGAGGAGTTTTTAGAGATAGTTGCCAAAATGGTAACTGAGGCAGAGTTTTCTTATGCAAAGCTAGAAAAGCACAAAATATTGCAACTTTATAAGAATCCAAATGCCACGGCGTTTTTAGCTATTGATAACGATAAGATAGTAGGTTTCATAGCTGCTTTATCGCATGAATACTTTTTTAGTAATAGAAAAAGAGTTAGTGATTTAGGTTTTTATGTATTGCCAGAATATAGGGGTAGTAGAGCAGCGCTTAAACTTGTAAAATCATTAGAAACATGGGCTACAGAGATTGGTGCAGACGATTTGCATTTAGGACAAACAACAGCAGTAGAGATTGATAAAACCAGACAGTTTTATGAAAGATTAGGTTATAAAACTGTTGGCTTTAATACAGTCAAACATTTAAGGAATTAAATATGTGTGGTGGCCCAGTTGGAGATGTATTAGACACAACATCTAGCGTATTAGGCACAGATGGTGGTGGCGGTGGAATTGTAGGCGCTATAGAGGATGTTGGTCAATCTGTAGGTAGCGGATTAGCAGCCATTGATCCTGGCCCTGCTATTGGTAGCGGATTGGCTGATGTAGATGAGTTTGTGAACGATGAAATCCCTGGTGGCTGGGCAACCGTAGGTGCTGCGGCTGTTGCGGCTGCAACAGGATATGTTGATCCATCTTTATTTGCTGCTGAGGCTGGTGCTGGTGCGGCTAGTGGCGCTGCTGGCGGTACGGCTACTGGAACAGGATTAACTGCTGGCGCTGGCGCTAGTGGTGGATTGTTAGCTAGTGGCGGTACAGTAGGCTCATTGGCTGGCGCTGGATCGGCTGCTGGCATTGCTGGAACTCAAGCTGCGGCAGGCTTAGGATTAACGGCAGGGTCGGCATTAGCTGGTACAGGAGCGGCAATCGGTGGCGGCACAGGCACAGTAGGATCATTAAATCCTGCATTACCTTCTGCTGGTTCAGTTGGTGGAGCTGGCGCAGGATTATCGGCTGAGTTAGCCCCAGGAACAATATTAGGTACAGGACTACCTGGCGGTGGCGAGATTGGCGCAAGTTATATGCTAGGCACAAACGGACTGCCAGCATTAAACGCAGCCGGACAGTTAATACCAGCATCATCGGTTAGCTTTGGTGGTCAAGCAGCTCCAACTGCAAGTCTTAGCGTAAAAGATGCTTTAGATGCAGCAAGGATTGGCAGAGGCTTATTAAGTCAATCGCCTGCCACTCCAGCAGGAGCAACTGCACAATTTAGAGGTAGCACTATGCCTCAAGGCGCAGTAGATTATTCTGGAATACTTAACTTATTACAAGCAAGATCGCCTCAACGCAACCCATATTCTTTATTAGGATAAAAAAATGGCTCAAGATTTTATTTCCGCTTTATTTGGCTCTGCGCCAGATTACTCTAGCGCAATGTCACCTACTCAAATGAATACAATGCAACAAAATGCGTTGGCACAAGGTGGCATTGGTGCGTTAATTGCTTTGCTAGGCGCATCAGGACAAACAGCTAGACCAATCAGTACAGGACAGGCTTTGGCTGGTGCATTAGGCGCAGGTTATGGTGGTTATCAGCAATCATTTGACACTACGCTAAAGCAGATGTTAGCAGCGCAACAGTTAGGCGAATATAGGCGTAAACAAGAGCGTCAAACTGCTTTTGAGCAGGCTATGGCTGGCGCAACAACCATGCAGCCACAAGCTATTCCTATGGCTACTGGAGCTGGATCACAGTTAGACTTGCTTTCACGCCCTGAGTTTGGTGGCGATATGGCTGCCGCAGAAACGGTAGGCGCATTGCGTGGAAACTTGCCAACAGCAAAAACGGTAGATTTTAATAAATTAGTGCAGGCTATCTCCATTGTTGATCCTGTAGAGGCCGCTAAGTTAATGGTTAAAACAGATGCTCGCCCAGAAGGATTAAAAGTTTTTGAGGCTTTCCAAAATATGACGCCAGAGCAACAGGCTGCATTTAAACAGTTCAAGCAATTATCTACTCCATCCACAACAAATGTAGTCAATTTAAGCGAAAAAGGTTTAAATGAAATAGATAAAGATCGGGTAGGAGAATTCTCATCTGCCGCATCATCAGCAAGAACTTTTGCTCAAAACGCAGGAGCAGTAAATCTTTTGTTAAAAGGCAAAAGCGGTGGTGAGGTAGTTAAAATTGGTACAGAACTAGCTAAAAACTTAGGCTTTTCAAATGAGCAAGTTACAGCAAATGATTTGGCAAACTCCCTTGCTGTGCGTGGTGCGGTTGGTGTAAGGCAGCCAGGATCAGGTTCGACATCAGATATTGAATTTAAAGCATACCTAAGCGCTTTCCCATCGTTATCAAACAGCGAACAAGGTCGAGAACTAATGGTAATTGGCGCAGAAGCGTTTGCAAAACGAAATGCTTTATTGTCTGATAAAGCTCGTGAGCTGTATAAAGCTGGCAAATATTCTGATGTTGCAATTGCTGAATACGACAACTCGCTTGGCCCAGTAATTGACCAAAAAAAGATTGAGGAAGTAGCAAAATCATCTGGTGCTGGTAAGCCTAGTACAGCTAAACCTTTACGCAGAACTTTCTAATAGGAATAGACATGGCTGAACGGAAAGTAGTAAAACTAACGGATGGTACTGAGGCTGATTTTGCTATTGGTACATCGTTAGCCGACATTGATAAAAGATTATCCTCAGAAGGGCTAAAGCGTGATACAAGCGTAAAACCGTTTGCAGATCGTGGTGTTGTTGATACTACAATGGCAAAAATTAACCTTCCTATTGTGCAAGGCGCATCTGCACTTTTAGGCTTGCCAGGCATGGTTGCAGAAGGCTTGCAGTCTGGTGCAGAGCTAATTGGTCGAGGATTAGGTTATACGCCAGAGCAGGTTGCCGCTAGTAGACCAGTAATTTCAGCGCCTACTCCAGCATCAATTACTAGAGCAGTTGGCGAGTATATCCCATTGCAACGGGCAGAATCAGGCGCAGGAAGGCTTGCTCAAACGGCTGTACGAAATATTGCATCAGCCCCCGTTCCAGGCGCAATGATTCCATCCTTGCTATCTGCTGGCGGTGAAGAAGCGCTTGCTATTCCGTTTCAAGGTACACCTTTAGAGCCATATGCTCGTGCTTTTGGTAGTATTGCCGCACCTGTGGCTTTTGCACCGTTTGCTGTTAAATCGCCTTTAGAGCGTATGTATACCGAATCTACAGAGCGCATGACTCCAGCACAAATACAAGCAGCATCACAACTGCAACAGCAGTCTTTCAGAGCCGGTATGCCAGTAACTTCGTTTGAGGCTATGCAACAAGCTGCAGGCGGCAGAACAACATTGCCAGCATTACAGCGCCAAGTAGAGGCAGTTCCAGCATCATCTCCACAGATGGCTGAATTTATGGCAGAGCGTGGTGCAGCAACGCAGAGAACACTACAAGAGCAGTTTCCGCAGACCACTCGTACGCAATTAGGTACGCAGATGCAACAGGCCGCACAAGCCGAGGTTCGGGCATTAAATCAGCAATTAGTTAAAGAGGCTGGCCCAGCTTATGAAGCCATTAAAGCCAAAAAAATTCCTATGTCTTGGATGACTAATTTAGAGCGTGAAAGCGCTGTTATTGCAGAAGCAGGTAAGGCGGTTGATAACATACCTGCTTATCAAGACTTGCTAAAAGGCTTCCCTGATAACTCTATTGCTCGTATTGAGTCTATGCGTCAATATTTAGCAGATAAGTACGATAATCTTGCTGTTGCAGCGCAAGGTAAAGTTACTGGCGAAATGAAGGCTTATGAGGCGGCTCGATCAAACTTGCTTAAAAAGGCAGATGAACAAGTACCAGCGTATGCCGCAGCTAGAGATGATTACCAAAAGGCAAGAGAGCGTATTGTTGGCCCATTAACAGAAACGCCAATTCCTAATATTGCTCAAACATCAGAAGTGCCTAAGCAGTTTGGCGAGCTATTCGCAACCAAGGCGGCAGAGATTAACTTAACTCCTGATAAGGTTACGAAAGCAGTACGGGCATTAGCAAAGAGCGATCCGGCATTGCCAGGCGAGTTCTTAAATCAATATATGCGCTCGTCTTTGGAGAATGTTCAACGAGCAGCTACTACGCAAGCTGGCACAGTAGGCCCACGATTTGCAGACACAATCGCTAGAAACACAACTCAAAGGGCTAACCTAGAGGCTGCGTTTGTTGAGGTATATGGTGATAAAGGCAAAGAGGCAGCAAAAGGTTTAAATAATATGCTGCGTATATTAGATGCCCAAGGCCGTAGACTTCCTGCTGGATCTCCTACAGCAGAAAAGGGTATGTTGGCCGAGGCAAGTGTAGGCGCAGTAGGTCAAACGCTTAAACAGCCATTATCTGCTATCGGCAATATGTATCAATCTGTTTTCTTTGCTCGTGACTATAAAAATATTGCTAAGGCAATAACCAGTCCAGACGGTGTTATGGCTTTAGAAAAGATTGCAAAAGCAGGGAAAGATCAGAAAAAAGTAGGACTAGCCTTTACGGAATTGCAGCAAGTTATTAAGGCTGTAGAAGCAGACGAACAGCCACAATAATCAAACAAATAGCTATAATCAAGGAAAATCATGGCATATACAAAATACTCCCTTACCCCAGCTAATAACAATGCTGCTCCTCCTGATGGCGCTCCAGAAGGAATGTTACCATCAGCAGTAAACGATACTATGCGTGATATGATGGCGCAGATTCGTGATGTAGGCGATGGCATTAGGGGCGGCACATATACCATGACTGCTCCTGTTATTACAGGCGGTTCAATCAACGGAACTACAGTAGGCGCAGGCACAGCTTCTACAGGCGCATTTACTACCCTAGGCGCAACAGGTGTAGCTACATTCTCTGCTGGCACAGTATCAGCCCCAGCTATTACTACTACAGGCGATACCAACACAGGTATTTTCTTCCCAGCAGCCGACACTATTGCCTTTACAGAAGGTGGTGCTGAGGCAATGCGTATTGATAGCTCTGGTCAAGTTGGAATTGGTACTACTAGCCCAAATGGTTTGCTTCATGTAAACGGCACTATTAACATCGGGTCGCAAACGCAAAACTCTACATCTACCGCTGTATTGGAAAATAGAGTTACTTCAGACCCAGCTTCTACGGCTAGAGCTGCCATTACTTTAGGTACAACAGCTGGCACATCAAGTAGTGATAGTTACATTGCATTTACAACTAATCAATATGGTGTAAGTCGTGCAGAACGGATGCGTATTGACTCTAGTGGTAATGTAGGTATTGGTACAAGTAGTCCTTCTTCTTATTTTTCTGAAGCCCGTCAATTAGTAATTGCTTATTCAAGCGGAAGTACAGGGGCAACTATTGTTGCAAGTACAGCTGGTAACAGCAATTTATTTTTTGCTGATGGGACAACAGGAGATGAACTATACAGAGGCTTTGTTCAATACGGACACGGCAATGATTCCCTAAGGTTGGGCACAGCAGCTACAGAGCGGATGCGTATTGACTCTAGTGGTAATTTGTTGGTTGGAACTACAACAGCATTACATAAACTTACTATAGTAGACACCAATCCTGTAACAGCAACATTTAAATCAGATTCAGCTAGCGGTTCAGGTTTTTACATTGATAACTCAGGTAGGGCTTCAGGTAAAAAATACGGCATTATTGTTGGCAATGTGGCTAATGGCGCATTGAGTATTAAAGATGAAACAGCAGGGGCTGAAAGGTTGGTTATCGACTCTAGTGGTAATTTGTTGGTTGGTACTACAGTTTATAACGATGCTTTTAAAGGAATTTTGCTTAGTAATAATGGTAGGCTTTATGCTATTGCAGATGGCGCACCATCATTAACAATTAATCGATTAACTAGCGATGGTGATTTAGTTGAATTTAAACAAGCTGGAACTGTAGAAGGCACAATTTCTGTATCAGGCACTACCGTTTCATACAACGGTGGACATTTATCTCGCTACGCACAGACAACCACAGCAAAAGACGAGTCATTAGTCAAGGGCACAGTATTATCTAACTTAGACGAAATGAATGTGTATGTAGATTCTGAAGGCAATCCAGTATCAAATGAACAGTTAAACAAAGTCAAAGTATCCGATGTAGAAGGCGATGGTAATGTAGCTGGTGTGTTTGTAAACTGGTCACACGATGAACAGCATAATGTTGATGAAATCAATATGGCTATGACAGGCGATATGATTATCCGCATTGCAGATGGTGTCGTAGTTCAAAAAGGTGACTTGCTAATGTCTGCTGGTGACGGCACTGCTAAACCACAAGGCGATGATATTGTTCGTTCTAAAACAATCGCTAAAGTAACTTCAAACTATGTAACTTGCACATACGCAGATGGTTCATACTGTGTACCTTGTGTACTAATGGCTTGCTAAAAGGAAAATAAAATGGAATTTACATGGAATGTAGTACAAACAGACTATAACACCTCAGACAAATTTATTACAACTGTTCATTACACAGTAAACGCTGTTGATGGTGATTACATCGCTTCTACTTACGGCACAGTAGGCTATACAGAGGAAGGTGCTTTTACTCCTTATAGCCAATTAACTGAGGCTGTAGTAGTTGGCTGGGTAAAAGAGTCGCTCGGTCAAGAAACTGTAGAAGAAGCATTGGCAGCACAGATTGAGGCATTAAAGAATCCAGTACAAGAGTCTGGATTACCTTGGTAAGTTTTTAAACCGTAGTACAACTAGGAGAACGATATGGGAAAAGATAAACAAACCCCAATCACAGTAAACGATGTAGAGTACATTTTTGAGGACATGACGCCAGAGCAACAAGTTTTGGTAAACCATTGCCTTGACCTAGATAGAAAAATTGGATCTAGCCAGTTTAATCTCGATCAACTTAATATCGGAAAACAGGCTTTTGTTAAACTGTTAGAGGAAGCTCTAACTAAAAAACCAGAAACTATAGACGAGTAAATTATGGCCGACATTGACCCAATAGAATACGGTAAGCTAGTTAATTCCGTAGA